AGCAACTGTTTTACGTTGAATATTCATGTGCTGAATGTACTCATCAGGGTAGTGTGAACGAGAGTAGCCACGCAAAGAACGCTCCTCGTATGATGTGTACCCGCCAAAGCAAGTCTTAGTACCTGCCTGTGGTGCTACGTGTGTGTTCCAATCGAACAGAGAACCATCTTGTGACTGAAACTGAACCACAAAGTTTCCGGGAACTCCCGTAGGGTTGCTCATAGCACGTGCTTGGAAATAAGGAGCGTAGAAGGTAACGACATTTCCCTCATAAAGATAGTCGTCATTCATCTGTAAGGCAAAAGAGCCATCGCTTGCCGTAGTTCCCACCTGTGCAATAATCTCCGAAGCCATCTGAATACGTCCCATCTTGCGGAAACGATAAGCATTTGCCCCGATAGACTTTGTTTCATCAACAATTTTAATTTTCGGTTTCATGGAAGGCACTTGTCTTCCATCGGTAATCGAACTTGTGATAAGGGTAGTTAAACTTCTCCCTTCTGTCATTTCGATAATTTCACGACAAACTTCTTTAGTCATATAGTTTGCCGACAGGCTGCTTGATGTAGTACATGTTCCATCAAAGCCCCCTCTTGATATTTGTATTTGAGCCATAATAAATTTTACATTTTAAAGGTTTACAATAATTAATTACATTGTTCACCCTTGCCACGTACACGTCAACTTCCTCTGACTATCTTCACAGGTTCGCCACCTCGCAGTAGCCCTTCCCATTCAGAGAAATCATCGTTGTTGTTGCCACTTACCCTACCCCCTTTATTGCCAGAAGTATCACTTAGATTGTGAAGTTTTTCTTTGAGTTTGCTTTTTGTTTCTCTTTCAACCTCTTTCTTTATATTCACAATCGAGCCTTCAACAAACCGCTTACCAAATTCGGCATGAAGAATTGCTTTTGCGGTGAAATCAAAATCGTTGGCAAATCTCTCACGATAAAACCCACTATTCCATCTTTCAACCAGCTTCTTTTTAGCGTCACCGCTAATTTTTACTCCATTATATTCAGTCACCCCTTCAAGGATGTCGGAAACTTTTTTCATATCAGCAGCATCTTTCTCCTGTATAGCCTTCTTATGAGCTATGCTCATATTGGCTTTGTCGGTGATATATTGCTGTTTTGCTTGTTCTTTATTTGCGTTCAACGTAGAGCGCAACTGTGCCGCCTCAAAGCGTACACGCCCATCTTCTTCGGCATACGCCACCATTTCTTCGACAATATCTTTGCTGATACCTTGCGAAAGCAACGACTGACGATACAGTTCTGAATCGTCAAGGTTGATAAACCTATCCCATTTCGCCCCTATGTTTGCAATCTCGTCTATTGTAGCCCCTCCATCTTGGTCGAAAGCGTTTATGAGTATCTGTTGGTCGGGGGTAAGCCCTTCCATCACAGAACGTCTGCCCTCGTCCCAAGCCTCAGACTTGTCTTTGTTTCTTAGCTCACTAAGACCTCTCTTAAAAGATGTGATGTCGTCATTTTCTAACTCAATACCCAAGTCAAGGTCTTTGGTTGCGTTTTTCCATGAAAACGTCTTTACTTCTTCCTCTTTTTGTACAGGGGCTGGAGTATCTACATCGTCTATATTTAACTCCTCTGCGCTTTCGGCTTCACCTTCGTCTTTAGAAGATTCTTTCTGAGCATCATCACTTGTGCTGTCGCCTTCGGCATCAGATTCATTGTCTTTTACTTGCTGCTTATCGCCTTCATTATTTTCGGGGGTATCAGCATTTTCGGGAGCATCAACTTCAATTGATGTATCCTCTTGTTCTTTTTTTTCTAATTCGTCCATTTGTTCAAAAATATTAAATTATGCTTGTTGCCCTTCCTGCATCTGCATTTGAGCCATGTTGTTTTGTTCGTTCAAGATAAACTGCTCTCTTGCCTTCTGCGCATCTTCGCCACGCTGTAACTGAGAGCCGAGAATGAGTAAGTCCGCATCATTACGGGCTTTCATATCGCCAAGTTCTTTCTGCATCGCCAACGCTTGCTGTACCTTCTGACTTTCCATTTCAGAGGCGGACTGCTGGCTTTGCATCTGTAAATCTTTTAATTTATCACTATTTTTCTGTAATATAAGACGTGCCTCCGCTAATGAATCCGCCATCTCTGCCGCCATCGCTGCATCAGCATCGAGCGTTCTTGCGTTGATAGACTGAGGGATATACATTCTCATTATCTGCCTTAACACCTCTTCTTTACGTGAATCGCCTATTGAAAAAGCATAATCATCATCAGATATATCGTTGTCAGCAAAATAAGCAGAGTAGTCTATACCTACAATGTTCTCTCCAATATCTCTATGGAGTATGCCGTAGCATATCTTAGACCTCGAAAGGTATTTATTAAGTACGTTCTCAACGTAGCGGTCAAAGAAATAATCAAAAGGTGCTGTCACCGAGCGTGAAGCTATAAGATTTTGGTTGGAGTTAGTAACCGTACTTGATGCAGGGATAAGACCGCTTCTCTCGGAGTTTGACCCTATAAGCCTGTCAACGGTCTGCTCAATATCCAATGCCATCTGCAACAACATAGGCATAGACCTTGAAAAGCCCAAGTCTTTTACATCTATACCCGTCCTGTCGGCATTAGGGCTGCGGTACAGTCCACCATCAGAGCCACTTGAATAGTCAATGATACCGTCATTAATCATCTTAATGATAACCTCGTCAACGGTGGTAGTCTTGTTTCCTGTCTTGGGGAGCATCAGCCTGTCATAAGTCAACTGCATCCCTTTGAACTTAAACAACTCCCTGTTAATCATCATGCGAACAACGTTGTACTGCACTTTGAGGTCTTCCATGCTTTGATAGATAGACACCCTTTCGCCATCTACGCTGCCAAACAGCAATATAGAATAATCATACTCTGTCTGAAAAGGGTTTTCTAAAGAGCCTGTGATGTTTTTACACTTCTCGAAGCCGCAATAAATGTCATTGCCTACACGTGCAATCTTATACTTTACCTCTTTCTCTTTAATATCAATCTTCCACCCTTCTTTATTTATGCCCCTGTTTACCTTTGCCTTGTTTTGGTTGTAATAACTTTCCGACAATTCAGAGGATATATATTCTCCGTTTTTATTCTTAGAGGTTTTTGAGATAAACCACTTATCATAAGCCTTGTATTCAACAAAGAAAACGTCTATAAGCAAGTTTTTCTTTTTGTCAAGTACAAAATTATCGGTATTAGAATTAAGCACATAAGTATTTTCACGCATAGCCCCTTCTATCGCCTTTAGCTCTTTTATCTTGTCGCTCGGGAAGTCAGGAATCTCATTTACTATCTCCGATATATACATTCGCCTGTACTCACCCATATAAGGGCTGCGTAAACAATAAGGGTCATTTTCCGTTTCTTCAAATAAAGCATTTCTTATGTCTATGCTTCTGTATTTAACGAAGCCATCGGTATCAATAAACACTTTGCCAAAGCACTCACTACCTAATATTGAATCTAATCGGTTGTAATAAAGCTGGTCTTTAAGCCCCTTCTTCTTAATAAAGTCATTGATAATCCTTTGCATGATTATCTCTTTAGCAAGCCTCACCTCATCTTTCATCACGCCATTTTCGTCAACATCAACAGGGGGCATCCCTCTCCATGTATCTGAAATACTGTTCTCTCTAAGTTTCTGTAAAGGTGCTTGCATAGCACGGTAAGCGGTGTTAAAGTCAACAATATCCTTCTTTTCTTTTATGCTTATAGAGTTTACTGCATATACCGTACCGTTAATAGGTCGTTCAATAAACTCCCCTATAAGCCTGTCGGTCTTTGACTTGGTAAGCCTATAATCCACATAACGAACCTTAGACTTGCTTGTCCCCTTAATATTCTCAATGGCATCTCTTTCTTCTTTATTGGACTTTCCGAGATAAGACTTTTTCAGTTTATTGATTTTCTTTATACGTGTTGAGTCGTTCCTGAAATTAGCAATAGCATATTCAATAACAGCTATTGCATGTTTCATCGTTTGAGGCTCATGTACATTAGGAAATTCGCTATCCATATCTACAACAGTAGAAATTTAAAAATTACTGCAAATATAATGTTAATGGGTCTGTTATAACAATACCATTTTTTGTTATAACCGACTTATTGTTAACAACTTTATTAGCAATGATTAATCTATTACTTCCATCGCCATCAGGTGTTGTGGCGAATACCTCAACAGGGTAAGGGTCGTAAGCAGACAGGTCTTCTTCACTCTGTGGAAGTTTAGCCATATCATAGTGCCGTATGAGTGCAAGCCCGAGTGCATCAGCGCAGTCGTTGTCGCTATCTCTTGCCTTAACGTCAAAGTCCATAAGCTCTCTTGTTAACAAGTCGAACTTAATATTCATGTGATAATCCTCCACATACGACTGCATATAGCTTATCATCGTATTCCTTGCTCTTGGCACAAGGTTACATCCGAACTCATGCACCTGCTCTGAGTGTTCTGTTTCAAGACTCTGCGGTCTGATGGCGAGGTACTGCCTTCCGCCCATACGCTTGAAATAATCTATGATGCCTGGCTTTGCCACGTCAACCATAAAGTTCCCACTGCGCCCATCGGATTTAAGGTCGTACAATACACATAATTTAAGACAGTTCTCCCAAAAGATTTCCTTCCTTGAAGGGCGTTGTCTTATAATGGCGTGTGGCGACATTCTGTGTTCGGCAGGGAGGGCAAAGGAATCCCTTGCCAGCACCACCATACCGCCAAGTGACTTTGATGTTACAGACTTGTCTATATCATAGCTGTCACCCCCTGCTACATAAAGGTCTCTAACCCCACGCTTAGGGAAAACAGATATATAGATAGACTCTCTTATCTCGGCTTCTGTTTCTGCAACCCTGACCTTAGACATATCTATTTCAAGGGGTATCAGAGGCTCTCCACTGTCTTTTCTCTTCCAATCTATAATATATGGCTTGTAAAAGTCGGACTTATTGATAATGTTAACATTATGCTGAACAGACAGTTTCTCGGGGTTAAAAGGGTTTCCTGAAAACTTTAGAAACGCCTCGTTGTCATTAAGGGGGTTGTCCCTAAGCTCGTCAAAGAGTTTCTGTGGGTCGTTGGATTTGCGCAAGTCCTCCCTTACTTGCAGCCTTGTGTCAATAGCGCACTTTACATCTTCAACGCCAAGCAACTGCTCTCTTGAAAGCCCCTTGTACCTTTCATCATTAATGATATTTGGAATATTCTCCTCAATAATGCCTTTCGTATTACGGCTGCCGACAAACATTCCTATCACCATTCTATCTGCGTGCATACGAAACCTTACAAGTTTATACTTATCTGCTTCCGCCCACATTGCCTGAAAGTCCTTTGCCGAAGCCGACACATCGCCCCCTGTGCCAAAGACAAGAGGTAGCCCCACCATCTCGTTACCAACCATAAAACAAGGCTTGGTGGCGTTGTACCCTTTCTCTAACACATCATTTTCTCCCGACTCTTCAAAAGCCACGAGGTTAAACAAGTTCCCCACAAGCACACGAGGGTTGGTGTTCATGGTCTTGCTGATGACGGTATTTCCGCTGCCACTCCTGATAAACCCTGCATCGGTACGCTCATCATAACCCATCTCATATAACTCTGATGAGTTGGAGGAGGTGTGCAGATAGAGTTCGGGGCGCACATCGGAATTGTGCTGCTTTACTTTTGAAAACAACAGTTCTGAATAGGTGTCCCTGCCTGAAACTATCCCTGCCTTATACCCATAGCGGCTAAAGCGCAGCCCATGACCTATAATACCCTTTAGTTTTTCAGAAACCCCTGCCCTTCTTTTTTTCAACAAGATGATACCATGCTTTTCCTTCAACGCCTCTTCTACAAGACAGAAAAACTCATAGTCTATATCCACAAACTCAGGGTGGTGATTTCCACGAAGGATAGTAGATATATAACAGAAGTTGAGATAGTAATAATACATTCCCGGAATGCGCAACCCCCCTGTTTCATATCCATTAATACAATAGTTAAACTGCTCATCCCAATACATCCTATGGGCTTCGGACTTCATTACATTGCTGTCAATACGTCCATCGAACTCTTTAGGTACGCCAAACCTCGCTATGGGGTTAGGGAGAAAGCCTTTTTTCTTAATAATAGGAATGTATTCTGACGATGTTTCCATTACATGTCTATTGGCTGCACTCTATTCAACTCTTCGGTTTTACGTTTATGATACTCTTCCATCCTTCGCTGAAACATCTCTACGGTGCTAAGACTCCCTTGTCCTTTGATTTCAACAACATCCAAAGACTTATCTATCTCTGATTGCAGGTCACGCTGTCGTTTAAGGAGCATTTCTATTGCCTTGTCGAGTTCTACAATATCCTTTGGCACATTGCTTTTTATGAGTATCTTATTAAGAGAGGCTATCTTGTTATTGTAATTCCTTATTGTTTCCCTTTTAGGGTCATATTGCAGTGCACAATACTCTTCTATTGCAGCCTCCATTCCTTTTATGGCAAGAGGGTCTTTAGTTCCTTTAAGGTAGGTGGAGGCAGCCATTCTTATCCGTTCATCTTCGGGGTGTTGGTGGAAGGGGCTGTTATAGTCGTATGCCGCCATGATAAACATCTGCTGCTCGGCAGACATTTTTTTCAGTTTGTTGGTGAGTTTCAACGCCTGTGGATAAATGAAAACCCCTTTCTTTTGACTAAAAGCAAAAAGCATAATATCCTTAATTAATCTTTTGCAAAAGTATTTATTTTTGTGAAAGCCTCCCTCACAGATAACATAGCATCAACCTCTGCTTTCATGTATGGTACAGGGATAAGAAACCACTGTTCAGGCTTTGAGAGAGGGATAAAGATAAGGGATAGTTTTCCAATCTTATAACCCCATGTTATCTCTATCATTCTTGCATACAGAGAAAGTTGCAACACGTACATAAGATAGTTACATTCCTGCAAATGGTCTATGGGAGGTTTAAAGTAATCGCCATAGCTATTCTCGTATTGTATTCCTTTCTCTTTATTGGTTTTATAGTCGTATATATCTATACACTTTTTGTTCTTTTCAGAAAAAAAACACGCCTTGTCAATTGTTCCTGCGAGGAGGTGTTTTTCGGAGAACACAGGTTGTTCATTAAAGGACTTTTTATAATCGGTAAAAAGTTTGTGGATGTCATAAACTGCGGACTTAAAGAATCGGTCTTTTTCGTCCACCACGCCATACTCTGAGTATCGTTGCAGTATATTATGAAGCCTTGTCCCTTCTGCTGCGGAGTTGTTTTTTTTGTTTTCCCATTCTTTTTTCAGCAGTTCTTGAGATACCCCTTTTTTCTTTGCAGATAAAGAAAGTAGTTTGTTCCAGTCTTTCTGTGTCGTGAAACTATTCAGAAATTTTGATACTGAAAGATACTCTACACCTGCAACATCAAAATACTGATGGGTATCTTCTTTTAGTTTAACATTAAGTTTACTTTCAAACATCGTAACTTAGGAAGGGGTTGAACCTTCTCTTTAAGGGGATTGTTTTTTTCTCCCCTCATGTGCGCCAATACACCACTAAGCTATATAGCATACAATGTCAACGCAGGCGTATCAGTTGTATGCCATTTGGTAAGTTCGTGCCTCTGGCAAGAGAGCAACAGCGCAAAAGTACATATTTTTCTTTTCAAACAATAGTCACAACTGATTATTCACATCAGGCGTTTCGGGTCTTTGATTGACGGTAAATATCATTTTATTTTTCAAGAAATTCTCCAGAATCATAACGCCAGTGCCGCCATCTTTATTTTTAAGTATAGCCATTTCGCTGATATTGACATATTCCCCATAGGCGAAGTCTTTATAATCGTGGTCATTTTCGTGTTCATAGTAGTAAGAAGGGCGGTAAAGTGACAGTACCACATCGGCATCTTGTTCTATCTGTCCTGAATGTCTAAGGTCTGACAGCAGGGGTCTTTTGTCGCTTCTTTTCTCCACCTCTCTTGAAAGCTGCGCCAATGCAATAACGGGGGCGTTGGTTTCTTTGGCGATACGTTTTAGTCCGATAGATATACTTGCAATATTCTGTTCTATGCTGCTGTTCTTATTTGCTACCACATGGACTATTTGCAGATAATCTATAACTATCATCATTTCTTTTCCGGGAGATTTTCTTTTATGTTCAAGAGTCACCATTCTAATATAGTCTATTGTAGGGGCGGCATTGTCGTCAATATATATACTTAAAGACTTTAGTTTTTCTGCCGCCTGATGCAGTTTGTCTTTTTCTTCCTCGAACATACTATTTTCAGCGATAACATTACTGCTGATACCTGACAGTTGAATCAGCAGTCTTTTTATGATATTCTCTTTACTTGTTTCGATACTAAACATCAAGACGTCAACTCCTGAAAGGGCTGCTTCCACCATAAACTGCAAAGCCCTTGCTGTCTTACCCATAGAAGGTCGGGCGGCAAGGATGATAAGGTTTGAGGGGATAAAGCCGCCTGTTTCTTTATTCAGGACATCATTACCTGTATTTATTCCACGAAAGCCTTTTTTCTGATTAAGTATGGAATGTACGACATCGTTTATGGTATCTTCCATTTTATGTTTAGAAAAGACACCGATAATATGTTCGTTGATATTACTTAAAAACTTGCCTACCTCACCAAAGACCTCAAAAGAGTCATTTGTTATATCCTGCGCTTTTGCCGAAAGTTCAAGTCCAAACCTATACATAGCCCTTTTTATATACAGTTCTTTAAGAAACATAACGTGCGTTTCAATATTGGCAGAAGTAGCCACACGATTAGTAAGTGAAGAAACGTAATACGCCCCACCCACATCAGCAAGCGTGCCTGACTTCTTTAACTTATTGACAACAGACAAAAGGTCAATAGGGGTGTTGGTGTCATATAATTCCCTTATAGCCAAAAAGATACTCCTGTTGGCGTTATCACTAAAATACGACTTCTTTAATGAAGGGATGATGGTTACGTGCAAAGAGTCAGATATAAGCATCTGCCCCAACACAGCCTTCTCAATCTCTGTGTCACAAGGGAGTTCTGATGATTTAATAATGTGAGTACTCATAGTTTAAGTGTTACTTTAATTGTTATAGTTTATTTTAGTGATTTACAATACATTAACCCTTCCTTATAGTGAAAGTTCCATTTTCATTTTTAGTCATTTTAGGTTTGGAAGATACGTTAGGGGAGTTGTTGTTAAACTTATCCTCTAACTTAGCACCGTTAACATATTGGTATCCAAGTTTTTTCGCCCATTCATGGTTATAGAGAATCCAATTTCTGTCAATACAGAGCAGGAGGGCATCGTTAATTTTTACACCGCTTCGTTTAACTTCGTTCAACAGCAGGGATAGTGCTGTTTTGGTGAATACGCCCTTTTTAGCACGTCTTACGGCAAGGTAGTCTTCGGCAACCTGTGCATCCACGCCATTATCAACCAGACTTTGCTTGAACTGAACCGCCCCAAAAACGCCACCATTCGATTTCTTAGCCGCCATTTGAGCCACATTTTTCCCTTTTGATATACTTACCCCACTTCGATACTCCACGCTGCCTTTAGTACCTGAATAAGCCTTAAAACCATATTTCCCTATGGAATTATTATCTAAATCAAACGTAACCTCCTGATTATCAATATCGCTTTCGCCCTCTGTTTCCTTATCTTGTTGATTATCAGGCGGAACAGCAATTTTGGCGGGCGGAACGTCATTTGTGGTATCCACAGGGAGCTTCGCTCTTGAAGGGGAAAGGGGATTTAGGGGAAAAGAGTTAGGGGAGTTAGGGTCATGGGTAGTGTGGAGAGATTCCTGTCCGGTACTATGTATAGCCATAGTACCATTGTTTAACAAAGTACTTTGTTTAGAATCATGAATTTTTTGATTTTTGAGTGGTGGCGTTTCTTTTTCTTTTTTTTGATAATTTTCTTTTGTAATTTCTTTTTCTTTTTCTTTTTCTTTTTCTTTGGTACTTTCTTTTTCTTTTTCTTTTTCTGTTTCTTTATCCTTTTCTTTTATTACTTTTTTTTCTTTTTCTTTGTTGCTCATTATTGTACAATAATGCCCATTACTGTACAATAATGGGGTATTACTGTACAATAATGGGGTATTATTGTACAATAATGGCGATTGTTGTACAATAATGGATTTGTCGTTTTTTTCTGATTCTTGTACAATAATGGGGGTATTTTGTACATTATTGACCCAATATTGTACATTAATGGTTTGAAAACCTTTCCGCCTTGACATCTTTAAAGCCAGAAGGTATCGCTTCTGTATGTCTTTTGAGGTTAATACGCTATGCTCATTATATATGCCGCTGTCAAAAAAACCCTCCCTGACCATATACCCTATCAAATCCATTATATCCCCCTCCAATAAACCGGTATGTCTTATAATTGACGATTTTAAATCATTGTCTATGACAGCGTAATAACCACGACTATATATGTAACACAGTATATTCGTGTACACCATAATGCCATTACCGCCATAATAGATAACTAACCTCTGTACCTTTTTATCATCGAAAAAATCTGTCCCTAACGGAAAGTGCTCTAACCCTATCCTTGCCTTGTTTGCCATATTACCACCCCCCCCTATAAGTTCATGCCGCTAATATCATCACTCTTTTGACTCTTCCTGCCCTTTACCCTTGCCCTTACCCTTTCCCACATATCCCTCTCCTCCTCATCTATAATGTCTATTATCCCTAATACCTTAGCATTGTCACTATGACCCTGATATGCCATATACACAGTCGCCCGACTGTATCCACTTAATTCCCTAACCACATCTATGCGGCTAATCTTTTTTCTCTTTACTTTCATAATTATTTGTATTTCCTGCAAACCTATACCCTTTTTTTATACACATACACACTTGTTAATAAAAAAATATAGATAATGCGATTAATGTATATGGTTATCAAGCGACTAAGTTACCAAGACTAAGTGATTAGGTGACTAAGTGATTAGGTGATTAGGGGCTAAATGCCCGCTCCGCACC